TTATTGTCCAAGATTAAGTCGTGATTGTAGTCGTTATCTCTTTGGGCTTTTGGGAATGCTCTAAGGACGCACTCTTCCCCTAAGAATCCGGCAATGTTTCCTTGTCCGTTTCTTATGGAATGTTTAAGACTTCCCAGCCGCTTTGATAGCTCTGACGCTTTGGAGATCATCTCTTTCGTTATGTCCACTTCTATCATGTTCGTTCTCCAAGTTTTTAATGTGACGCTCGAGATACCAAAGGGCTTTAAGCAAGTCTTGATACTCGTTACCTTTGTGTTTGGCACGGCAAATATACTTCACCACATTGCCTAAATGAAAACCGAGCTGTTGGTCTTCGATGAATGTGATGGCTTCTATCTTCCCGTGGTTGTAATGGGTGGGGTGATCTACAGGATCCATTAGGCTTTACCCATCATTTTCTTATTCTTCTGCTCAAGAGAATGAACACGGCTCTTAATCTTTTTAATATCTAAATGATGTTTAAAGAACATTGCGGCTGAAGCAATGATGGTGAGCGTAAGAAGTGTGCTATCCATTATTCTCCCCTCCCGGATGCTCTCTTCAGGGATGCCGAATGACCGACGCTCTTAGCGGTTGGCTGTACTGCCTGAGCATTGGCGAACCTAGCTCCGACACTCATGCTCTGAAGATACTTGTACATACGGCGGTTCTGCATTTGTTTACGACTGCTTTTCTTTTGCTTTTTGCTTACCATATTGTCCTCACTTTTCCATTAACAGGCTTTTAGAAACCATCTCACAGATTTTAGATACTTCGGTAGGATGCCCACCTTCGCACATCTTCTTATAGTTTTTCTTCTCTTCTTCCTGATATGCAGAGGCTGTATTGTTTTCAGGAAAACGATTTGAAAGATTGGCAAGTTCATGTTCAATGAAGTTGCTTACATATTCAAATGGAACAATGTGGGCATATCCGAAGTTGCCTGACCCTGCGAATACCAATCCCGAAATTTCCCCGTTAGAGTTAAACACGGGGGATCCAGAAGAACCCGGCATAATGGTGGAAGATACTACCTGAGACTCAAATGTTTTCACGAGAGGCATTCCTCCCAAGAAGTAACAAATGATGGCGGTGCGGGGATTTTCGAGTTCTTGCTGTGAGCAAGCTCTTGACCCAACAATCAAGGTAATAAGTTCCTTTTGGGAAAATACACCCTTGGTGACAATGGTAGGCATCAGTGCGGGATGTCCCACTACTGCCGCATCTTCGTAAAGCTCGGGAGACTCTGAAGCAATGACGGTATCCACCTTGAAGTTATTGTTGGTGACGATGAGACAAAGATCGTGAAGGTCGGAAACACGATAGCTCTTCACTACACCCTTTGCGTTATCGGATCTTACGATGCCACCGTTCTTCACCACTTCGCAAACATGAGCATTGGTAAGAATTTTTGATGAGTTCTTAGAAGAAGAAAGAATGACTCCGCTTCCTCCGGACTTGCCATCGTATCCAGTAATCATCACCGATGTTGCGGAATATTCCTGATTTGTCTTCGGCTTAATTACTTTAGACGAAAACAAAGACGCAATGTATGTTCCCGATGAAATAATACCAAAAATAAGAAGTACGGTTACAATGTTTGTTCTATTAAAAATCATCATCTATTTCTCCCCTTTGAGTTTTTTCTTTTTTGCTATTTCGTATTCGTAATAGTTCTTCAAAAGAATAGACTCTACTTTTTCCAGTTTCCTGTTTAATTCCACCCTGAATCCCCGGAAGGGTTTGAAGGTTTTTTTACAGAGCCAAAGCATTGGACTTCTTAAAGCTTCCATCATTCCCTCCCATTTATTATGGTATTTCGAATTTTTTAAGAAATCAATCTCTATATGCGATATCATACAAAAAATTTACTTTTTGTTCTGTCATAATGCGTTTGGCATAATTCTTTTGCAATTCTTTTATTTTCACAGCCTTCAATTAAGCATTTGTATTTACTAATTAACCGCTGCATGAGGCGCATTCCTCTTTTGATCTAGATGCCAAGTCTCCCTTTAATACGCCTTCTGTCCTTAAATAATACAATCCTTTTAATCCGGATTTCCATGCTTCAATGTGAACATAGTTTATATATTTGGGGTCACTATTTGCACCAAAGAAAAGATTAAGAGATTGTCCTTGATCTATAAATTTCTGTCTCTGAGATGCCTGTTTTACAATGGCGAATTGATTAATCTCTCTTGCGGTAAGAAATACTTTCTTCTCGTGTTCTGTAAGAATAGAAAGGTGTTGAACGCTCCCATTATTTTCCGTAATGCTCTTCCAAATTTCAGAGTTATTCTTTTGTTTCTTTTCGAGAATATTATCAAGGATAATGTTTTTACGAATGAATGTCCCCTTAGCCGTTTTCTGTGAAAAAATATTTGCGGCAATTGGTTCAATGCCCGCAGACCATCCTCCGCTAATAATAGAGTTAGATACAGTAGGAGCTTGTGCATTAAGGTGAGTGTTTCGCATTCCAGTGCCTTTACACCATTCAGGTTCTCCATATATAGAAGCAAGGACTTTACTTGCTTGTATGCTTTTTTGTTGTATGGTTCGGAAAATCGTTCCATTAAGCATCATTGCTTCAAAGCTATCGAATGGTAACATTCGAGACTGAAGCAAGCTGTGCCATCCTAAAGTTCCAAGTCCTAATGCTCGGCCTTTAATTGCTGATCGAACGGCTGAAGAAAAGCCCGGTTTATCACTAGCCTTTTGAATATATTCAGAAAGAACTGCATCAAGAAACATAATGGAAAGTTCAATTGCATCTGTATCTTTCCACTCTTCCCATCGCATAAGGTTCATCGATGAAAGACAACACACAAAAGTATGGTCTTTGTCGGTAAACAACATAATTTCATTACATAAATTGGAGGATTTAACGGTAAGATTATTATTTTTGTAAGCTTCCGGATTAGTTTTATTAATGTTATCAATAAATAAAAGGTAAGGCTCCCCAGTCTCTATGCGGGCTTTAATTATTTCTTTCCAAAGATAACGCTTATGTGCATCTCCATTAATCATGGAGTCCATCCATTCATCTGAGATGCAAATAGCATTATTTACATTCAAACATCTACGATTCATATCGCCTACTGGCCGGCGGATATTAATGAATTCTTCGATATCAACATGATCAACAGGAAGATACAGCGCTGTTGCTCCCCTGCGGGTAGCTCCTTGACTTACTGCAATGGTGGTGGTGTCAAAGCATTTAGCCCAAGGAATTATCCCTTCTGACTTACCATTTCCATTAATTACAGCACCACGACCTCTTATGTCGCCAAGGTAAACTCCTACTCCTGCGCCATTTTTAGAAAGCATAGCTAGTTCGTGTTGCTTGGTAAAAATGCTATCAATACTATCGTCGACATGAATAGTGTTGCAAGAAATAGGAAGACCTCTTTCTGTTCCCATATTTGATGCTACAGGAGAAGCAAGACATAACCAGTTTTTCCACATTATATCAAAGAATTTTTCTTCTAAAGAATCATGATTAAATTGCTTTGCAGCAGCACTAGCAACACGGCGATACATCATTCTTGGTGTTTCGCCCTTAAGAAGATATCCACCATTTAGCGTTCTATATCCTTCAATATCTAACCAATGTGGAGCTTCGTTGGATTTTTTAAGTTGCTCTAATTCCAATTCAATAGAATCCATAATTACCACATTTCCTCGAAGTTTATATTTCCTTTAGAGTAATCTGAAACTCTTCCACTAAAAAAGTCCTGATGCGAAACTCCACTGGATAAAGCATCAAACCATTCCATTCTTTTGAGTGCTTCTTTATCTATGTTTTTCCAGTTTGGTTTTAACCCAAGATCCGTAAGTTTGGTATTACATCTATGCCGAATAAATACTTTAAGATCCCTTGGTTCAAGTCCGTCGATTGGTCCAAGCTCAAAAATTTTATCAATAAAATCATCTTCGAGTTGAACCGTTAACCTAGCAGATTCGTATATTTCTTTTTTAAGTTCTTCCGTAAGTACTTCAGGGTACTCTGAAACAAATTGCTTAAAAAGCCAACATCCAGCTTCGCTGTGAAGTGTTTCGTCTTTAATGCTAAAAGCAATAATTTGACCCACTCCCTTTAGTTTATTAAATCTACTAAAATTTAGCAATACAGCAAAAGATGAAAAAAGATTAACGCCTTCATTAAATGCGCTAAAAATAGCGAGAGATTTTGCTATGTCTTCTTTTGTTTTACCTTTTGTATTAATTAATCTGTCTATTTTAGCTTTTGTTGTGGGTTCGCTTAAGAATGCTTTATAGTCAGTAAGACCTAAGCTATCGTTAAGATAAGCATAACTTACAGCATGGATTGATTCAAATGCGGCAAATGTATTTCCCATCATTTGAATTTCGGGCTTCTTAAACCAATTACAAACTTTTCCAGACCAATAATCTTCAATTAGAATTTCAGCCTGTGTAAAACCTTTAAGAATTCCAGCAATAACATTTTTCTCGGTATTTGTTAGATTTTCTTTCCAGTCTTGAATGTCTCCAGACATTGCTATCTCATGATGTAACCAGTGAGATTGTTGCTGAAGTTCCCAATATTTGTATGCTTGCTGATATTCAAATGGAGCATATTCAATTCTTGTATTTAGCAATGGCATATTTTTTATTATTAATTTTCTGCGCTATTACCGTATTCGATAGTGAGCAATCCACTACTGTTGTTTGAGACGGAAGATTCTTTATGTGCGATGTAAGACTTTTGTGCAACAAAAAGACGAAGCTCGTTCACTGCTTTCTCGAGATCTTCAAGCTTCACTGCACACTTGGGGACATCAAGCTGAACAATGATGTTACCCTTCTCGGTGGTCTTAAGCGTAAGAACGGAAAACTCAGCCGCTATTTCAGAATCTTCATCAATGCCAATAATTAGGTTTGCGTTAATCATATTCTCTCCAAGTAAGCATCTTCGCTACGGCCAGTAACGAATCTTTTGTTGTGTATTTCTTTTATCTCGTCGTAAGTGTCGAAGGCAAGCTTTGTTCCTCCGTGATGATCTGGAGATAATACTTCTTCTCCGTCAATGAAGGAAAGCATACAAAGGATAAACTCGTTTCTTTTGTTCTCGTCCCGAATCCTTGGGGCGATGTATCTCATGTGAGCACCAAGTCTAGTCACTAACAAATCATCGTTTTCCATACTTCCTCTAGCTCCTCTGCTGACTCATAGAAATATTCAACACTACATCC